AACAGGCTAAATATTTTTTGGGATATGATTCTACATTTGAATATTCGAGTGCAGAAGATTATTGTTTTGCAAGAGCATTTAATTTAATTACAAAGGATGGGGGCAGTAGGTTGTGGCCACAGTTAATTAATCATGAATCAAATAGATTAAATGAAATGGAAGAACAGATAGATAAAACTTATATAACATCAGATGATCATAGGGTTATTCAAGCACTCTTATTAAAGGCGAAGTTGGATAATAAAATTATTAAAATTAAAAATAGAAACGCTGTAAATAAAAGTTGGCCAGAATTTTGGAAGTTTTATGAACAAGGTTAGATTTTTAACATCAGGTGAATCTCACGGTAAAGGTTTATTGGGAATTATAGATGGAATTCCAGCAGGTGTAACTATAGATGAAACTTATATTAATTCTCAACTGAAAAGACGGCAAGGTGGGGCTGGTAGAAGTAATAGAATGAAAATTGAATCTGATATCGTTGAAATATATGGTGGTGTTAGAAAAGGAAAGACAATAGGTGCACCAATAGGAATGATTATAAATAATGTAGATTGTAGAGAGGTAGAAAAGGTTACAGTTCCAAGACCTGGACATGCTGATTTAGCAGGTATAAATAAGTTTTGGTTTGATGATATAAGAGACGTAAGTGAGAGAGCATCGGCTAGAGAAACGGCAATGAGAGTTGCATTATGTTCAGTATGTATGAAGGTATTAGAGGATATTAGAATAGATATTAGTAGTAAAGTAGATGAACGTTATGTGATGGAAGCTAAAAGTAAGAAAGATACAGTGGGTGGATTATTTGAAATTACAGTTGAAAATTTACCGTATGGTTTAGGTTCTTATACACATTGGGATAAAAAAATTAATGCTGAATTGACAAAGGCCATTTCTTCTATTAATGGAGTGAAAGGTGTAGAAATTGGAATGGGATTTGAAATGTCAGAACATTTTGGAAGTGAAGTTCACGATGAGATTTTTGAGGATGGTAATAGATTAACTAATAATGCAGGTGGAATAGAAGGTGGAATGACTAATACACAACCATTAGTTATAAGTGGTATAATGAAACCAATTAGTACATTAATGAAACCACTTAAATCAATTGATACTGAAACTAATAAACCAGTAGAAGCATTTAAAGAACGGTCTGATATATCTGTAGTTACAGCAGCCTCAGTAATTGCGGAAGGTATGGTAAGTTTTGTTATTTTAGATTTTATATTAGAAAAGTTTGGTGGTGATTCTTTAGAACAACTTGTATATCATATGAAGAGAACATCAAGATGGTAATTTTTATAATTGGAATGCCAGCAAGTGGTAAAACTACTGTTGGAAGGAAGTTAGCAAAGTCTTTGAATATAAACTTTATAGATACTGATGAAGAATTTGAAAGAGTTCATAAAGTAAGTCCAGTAGAATTTATATTTAAAGAAGGAGAACATAGATTTAGGAAGTTAGAAGAAAAAATAATAACAGATATTTCTAAAAAGAATAATCTGGTCGTATCTACAGGAGGTGGTTCAGTATTATCTAAATCCAATAGAGATATATTTCATAAAAATTATACATTCTATTCGAGAGAAGATAATGAAGTTTTGAGGGGTAGAATAGAGAATACCAATAATGCCTTTAAGGATATAGATGAGGTTTGGAATCAAAGAAAGGTATATTATGAAGAATTTGAAAATTTAATTTTAGATACAAATAACTATCCTATTTTAATTGGAAGAAATTTGCTTTTTGTCTTAGATAAAGTTAATAGTACATATTTTATATCAGATTTTTTTAGAGATAAAAACTTAAATTTAAACGGCGAAAAGATATATGTTAAGAGTGGGGAGAAATTAAAAACATTTGATAACTTAAAAAAATATTATGAGAAGCTGTTTGAGTTAGAAAGAGATAGATATAGATCAATAAGTACTGTAGGTGGTGGTTCAATGGGAGATTTTTTTGGTATGTTGTCAGGAACGTTTATGAGAGGCATTCCATTTTATATGGTGCCGACTACGTTATTATCAATGGTTGATTCTTCAGTTGGTGGAAAGGTTGGTGTTAATTTTGGTAAAGTAAAAAATGCAATAGGAATGACGAATGATCCACAACTTGTAGTTATAGATATAAATTTTTTAGATTCACTATCTAAAGAGGAGTTAAATTCTGGTATGTTTGAAGTATTTAAGTGTGGGTTTTTGAGAGATGAGTCTTTGTTTAATAAGGATACATCTATAATAGAAATCATTTATAAAAGCTTAAAAGTAAAATTACATTATGTAAAAATAGATTATAAGGATTTTGGTGATAGAAGATTTTTAAACTTTGGACATACAATAGGACATGCTATAGAACTTTTGACTAATATAAAGCACGGTGAAGCAGTTGGTTATGGTATGTTATGTGAAATTTATCTGTCTTACTTAAATGGATTGTTGGGGTTAGATAGTTTTAAACACTGTATAAATAAAATAGATTTAAATATGTTACCTAAAATAAATGTAGATCCTGAAGAAGTTATTAAAATGGTAAGTTATGATAAAAAGAAAATAGGTAAGTCTATTAATTTTACTTTATTAAAAGATATAGCAAATCCTGTTATTTATGATGGAGTAGAAAAATTTCAAATTAAAAAGGCTATAAAAGAATATGTCAATTAAACCAAAGTGTAATATATGTAAAAAAGAATTGGTAGAATTTGGTGCAATTCTTTTAAGCCCGCCCAAAAAAGATATAGTACGTAAATTTCATATATGTGTTGTGTGTTATGAAAAACAAGTTAAAAAACTTGGATACTTGAGTTTTGTTGGCGTTGAAGGTGAACAAGCTGAAGTCGATAAGTTTTGTAATAACGATGTTTGTGAAATACCATTAATGTCGGAGACAATTTAAGGAGTATATGGTTGTATCAAAATATTTGGTGTGAGAAGAGAGCTTCTAATCAAGTAGAAGTTCATCTTTGGGATGACATTGCAGGTTATCAAAATTTTATATTCAAAAACTATGCTTATGTGAAGGATAGTTCGGGTCAATATCGTTCAATTTATGGTGATAAACTTAAAAAAGTGACATATTGGACAGAAGAGGATTATAATTCTGGTAAGGTATTTGAATCTGATGTTCCTTTAGAGACAAAAATTTTATTGGATAGATATCATAAGTCGGATGATCCATCAAAGAATCATATTGAATTGTTTTTTGATATTGAGGTAGAGGTAACTGGTGGTTTTCCTGATCCTGCTAAAGCCAACAATAAAATTACATCTATTGCATTATATAACAAGGCGGAAGATTGTAATGTCGTGTTTATAATATCAGATAAAATACAAAGTTATGGAAGTGATAATACAACTGTAAAGGTTTTTGAAACGGAACAACAATTATTAAAGGCTTTTTTGAAATATTGGATAAATACAAAACCTACCATTATTAGTGGTTGGAATATTAATAAGTTTGATATACCTTATCTTTATAATCGTATTTTAAAAATATTTGGTGAAGAATTTGCGGGTGCNTTATCGCCTATACAAATTGTAAAATATAATCCTAATAAACAGATGTATAAAATTGCTGGTATAAGTTCATTAGATTATTTAGAATTATATAGAAAATTTACCTATANCCAACAATCAAGTTATCGGTTAGACCACATTGGTAAACTTGAAGTTGATATAGGCAAGGTTGAGTATGAAGGAAGTTTAGATGACTTGTATAGGGATGATATAGATAAGTTTATCGAGTATAATTTGAATGATGTTAAAATTGTTGTTGCTCTTGATGATAAGTTGAAATTGATTGATCTTGCACGAGCAGTATCACATTTGGGTAGGATTCCGTATGAAGAGGTATATTACAGTTCTAGATATATTGAAGGTGCGATGTTGGTTTATTTGAGACAGTTGAATTTAATTACACCAAATAAAAAAATTGGAATGACATATGATGGTTCATATAGTAAATTTAGTGGAGCATACGTAAAGAGCCCAATACCTGGCAGATATGATTGGGTTTTTGATTTAGATTTNACTTCTATGTATCCATCAATTATTATGAGTTTGAATATATCACCTGAAACTAAAATTGGTAAAATAAATGGATGGGATGCGGAAGAGTTTATAAAAGGTTTAACTAAAACTTATTCAATCGAAAACAAAGGTAAAGTTGTACAACGTTTGTCTAATGGTGAGTTAAAAGATTTTATGAACAAAAACAATGTATCTATTTCTTCAAATGGAGTGATTTATAATTTATCGAAAAAAGGAGTAATACCTGCTATATTAGAAAAGTGGTTTAATGCTAGGGTAGAGTATAAATTACTTGCAAAGAAGTATGGTGAAGAAGGTGATGAAAAATTACATGGGTATTTTAATCGTAGACAGCATGTTCAGAAGATTTTGTTAAATTCTATTTACGGTGTTTTGGGATTACCCGTATTTAGATTTTATGATATTGATAATGCAGAAGCAACTACGACTACAGGTGTGAAGTTAATTCAATTTACAGAAAAGGTCACGAACAATTATTATAATAAAATACTCAAAGATGATAAGGATTATTGTATTTATACTGATACTGATTCTGTGTTTTATAGTGCTTTACCGTTGGTTCAAAAACGATTTCCTAAAATGACGACAGAAGGCGAATTAAATGATAAGTTTATGACAAAACAAATACTTGATATTGCGGATGAGGTTCAAGGTTACATTAATAAGTCATATAATTATTTTGCGAAGAATTTTTTGAATATACAAAATGATCATCGATTCGAAATTAAACAAGAGATGATTGCTAAAAGTGCTTTTTGGGTNACTAAAAAACGATATGGTCAATGGATTATCAACGATGGTGGTTTAACTGTAGAAAAATTAGATGTAAAAGGATTAGATATTGTTAGAAGTTCATTCCCACCGGCATTTCGTGATTTTATGACAAGAATATTGAAAGCTATATTGGCTAAAGTGGATAAAGATAAGATAGATGGATTTATTTTGAACTTTAAAAAATCATTATATGATCAGTCCATTGATGATATTGCTTTGCCAACTGGTGTTAAAGGCATAAAGAAGTATACGAAGAAAAAAACGACACGAGGATTTGGCGGTGAATCTATGTTTACGGAAATGGAAAAGGGTGCGCCGGTTTACGTCAAGGCATCAGTTGTTTATAATGATTTGTTAAAATATTTTAAAGCTAATAACTGTGAACCAATTAGAAATGCATCCAAGATAAGATGGGTATATTTAAAAGACAATCCGTTTAATATAGATGCTGTTGCTTTTAAAGGTTATGATGATCCAAAAGAAATTATGGATTTTATAAATCAGTATATAGATAGAGATAAGTTATTTGACAAGGCATTAAAGAAGAAAATTAAAATGTTTTACGATTCTATGAAGTGGGATATGCCAATTGATAAAAAAGTTTCAATCGAAAGGTTTTTTTGATTGACTTTTACAATAAAAAGTATTAAATTAAATGATAATAAATAATAGGAGAATATTATGAATAAAATAGTGTTGGATGCTTTTATCCAAAAATATAATCTTGGAGGACAAGTGAATTCTGTAAAATGGGATTCTGATGGCACAACATTGTCCACTAGATTTATCTCACCTGACAAAAGTTTATTNGGTGAATTAACTTTGTCAAAACAAACTTTACCTGAATTTGAAGTTGGAGTTTATGATACACCATTGCTTTTTAAGATGTTAGGTACTTTAGCTGATACTGTTGATTTTACTTTAACTAAAGTTGACAATACCCCTGTTGCTTTTCATTTTACAGATTCAGTAATGTCAGCTGATTATGTATTAGCGGCAATTGGTGTTATACCTGATGTTCCTGAATTAAAGAAAGTTCCTGAGTTCAATACTTTGGTTAATATTGATAGTCAATTTATCAATTCTTTTATTCGTGGTAAAAGTGCTTTGGCTGATGTTGAACATTTTGCAATTAATCCAATAGGTGGTGGTTTGGAATTTGTTATTGGTTATAGTGATATTAACTCAAACCGTATCAGTATTAAAACTCAAAGTGGTGCAGTTGCTTTGACTAAATCTATTGTTTTTAATGCTAATCTTTTTAAAGAGGTTTTGAATGCTAATAAAGAATGTTCTAATGCAACATTGCAAATTTCTGATAAGGGATTAGCANATATTGAATTTAGTGTTGATGATTTTAATGCTAAATATTGGTTAGTATCACAGAAGGTTTAATATGGAATCACATGGATTATGGGTTGAGCGATATAGACCTAAAGATTTATCAACTTATGTTGGTAATAAACATCTTAAGACCAAAGTTCAAAGGTTTTTAGATGATGGAAACGTACCACACTTACTTTTATATGGCAGAGCTGGTGGCGGCAAAACCACACTTGCTAAAATTATTGTTAATTCTATTGAGTGTGATTATCTATATATTAATGCGTCGGATGAACGAAATATAGACTTGGTTCGAGACAAATTGAAGTCATTTGCTTCTTCAATAGGTTTCAATCCTATGAAAATAGTCATACTGGATGAAGCGGATTATTTAAATGTAAATTCTGCTCAACCAGCTCTGCGAAATCTTATGGAAACGTTTTCTGCTCATTGTCGATTTATATTGACTTGTAATTATGTTGAGAAAATTATTGAACCAATACGGAGTCGTTGTCAATCATATAAAATAATACCACCGTCCAAAAAAGAAGTTGCTGTTCATGTTAGAAAGATTCTTGAAGTCGAAGATATTGACTGTAATTTAGATGATATAGCTCTTGTGGTTACGGCTGGTTATCCTGACTTACGTAAAATAATTAATGACTTACAAAGACAAGTAATTGATGGTAAGTTAAAAATTGACAAAGATGGGATGTTACACAACGAATTTAAACTACAGTTTTTAGAAATGATAAAAAACAAATCTGATATAAGGACAATTCGTAAATTGGTTGCAAATAGCAATTTCACGGATTATACTGAATTGTTTAAGTTGTTGTATGATGAAGTAGAAACATTTACGGGTGATAAAATACCTGAAATAATAGCAGACATATCAAGTGGAGCTTATCAAGATGTATTAGTGGTGGATAAAGAAATTAACTTTATTGCTACTGTATCAAAAATATTAGGGAGATTATAATGAATACAAAACCAATGAAACCATTACCAACGGCACAAGTTCAAGTCGATTTAAAAGATGCAGAAACTATGACTTGTCAACAATGTGATAATAAAATATTTATTCAAGGTTATGTAATAAAAAGATTATCAGCGATAATATCACCAACAGGACAAGAAGTAATTGCACCAATTCAGGTGTTTAATTGTGGAAGTTGTGGTGAGTTACTACCATTGAGTGATGAAATAAATGAACTTATTTGATTGGATAAATGAATTGTTTGTTGGCAAGCGAAATTGGGACACATTTTCTGATGCTGATAAAAAGAAGTTTAGTCCATTTATGGTAAATCGTTATTTAAGTATGAATGATGATTTTTTACCATTTGTGAATTATTTTCAGAAATATACAATTGAAGTGATGCCACGTAAGGTAGTATATCAGTTTTACTGCAATTTGTTACCAAAGAAAAAGA